ATCCGTTCCTCCGGAAGCTTCTGTCTTGGCAAGTCCAAAACCGTGGACGCGGTTATTGTAAAGACGGTCGCCTGAAGTATAGAGTTGATGGTTGTCGTATGAGTGGTGACATGAACACCGCCTTGGGCAATTGTCTCCTTATGTGTGCCATGGTGCATGCCTATGCTTCCTCTTCCGGTCTCCGGAAGTTCAGTTTGGCCAACAATGGCGACGATTGCATCGTCATTTTTGAGTCCTCTGAGCTTTCGAAGTTCCAACCCAATCTTGAGCAATGGTTTACCGACATGGGTTTCACCATGAAGGTGGAAGCCCCCGTCTATGATTTTGAGCAAATTGAATTTTGCCAAACTAGACCCGTGCTTGGACCTAGGGGATATACTATGACCCGTATTCCCCAGGTCGCCATGGCAAAGGATTGTATTTCCATTATACCTGTCGATACTCGTGCGGAGTATAACTCGTGGATGGCAGCCGTTGGGGAGGGGGGTCTTGCCCTCACCTCCGGTATGCCAATTTGGCAGTCCTTTTATGGAGCGCTGCATCGCGCAGCGTCTGGTGCCAAACCACGCTCGGACGACCAGCAAACTGGGTTTAAAATGCTGGCCGTGGGTCTCGAAGCAAAGGTCTTACCTGTCTCACAGGCTTCGAGATTTTCTTTTTGGCTTGCATTTAGGGTTACACCTGATATGCAAGTTGAGATAGAAAAGCACTATGACGCCATTGACCTTAGGTATCATAGTGAAACTCCAGGGATTGGTATTACTTATCTCCCTCCGTGGCTTTAACCCATTTACGTCCGCAATGACGTTAAACTATTGTCTGTGATGACGTTAAACTAACCCACTCACCGTTGTTTTTGTGGTGAGGCCATTGCACATGGCGAAGTGCACGCATGTCTCTGCGTTACTTGATGGGGGTTGTGGCCTACACACATAGCCTTAGGGTTAAGGGGTCCAGTAAGTAACATGCCCAAAACGGTGCTTTATGCTTAATACTTCCGTGCTAACCAAAATGCCGAGAGACTGCACGGCGCAGACCTTTGGTTCTACTGGATGGACAGTCCCGTTGTGATTGACGGTGTCCCTGGAAACAATCACTTTTAGATTCTA